TCTTTTGTCTTTTGACCACCAGTTTTCAAACTGTCGGTAGCTATCGTTCACTTCCCTCTCCCCCAAATAAAAAGGCCTGCGATTACCTGCAGGCCTGTTATTAGCTCAGTGATGTAGATGGTCATTGCTTCATCTCCCTTTCCATTTCATCAATGTCAACGTCATCAGGAAGATGGGAGCAATACGCCGCTATACCATGATGATTTATCTCATACCCTTTGAACGTTACCATCTGGCGCGTAATCTCAACCTCGTTCAGGAATCCGTCATCGCATAACTGCCTGGCTATTTTCGATTTGGTCTGGATTATTGGTAGTGCCTGTTCTTTCAAAGCGCATGATATTTGTGCATCCCATGCCTTTTCGAGAATGGCTAATTGTTTTTTATTCATACGTCAGCCCCTTGTGCATATCGTCTGCCACGTGCAGCGGGTGCATTTGATGCTGTGCAAATCTTTCTGGCTTCATCCTGGTCACATGCAACAAAGTGTCCGTTGCAGAACCGCTGGTAAACCGTACCAAGCGAGCCAAAACGGTTTTTTGTCACAATGATTTCAGCAAATGGTGCGGCGCTACTGTTCTCGTCATATACCGCTTCCCGATAGAGCATGATGATTGAGTCTGCGTCCTGCTCAATGCTTCCTGAATCACGCAAATCTGCGTTTGTCGGGCGTTTGTTTGGTCGCTTCTCAACATCGCGCGAAAGCTGACTCAGGGAGATAACAGGCGTTTTCAGGTCTTTCGCCATCGCCTTCAGGCTTCCGGAGATGTGAGCAATTGCGAGGTCGTTGCGGTCTGCTTTCGGCTTCTCAATCAGGCCAAGATAATCCGCCATGATGAGTGACAGGTTTGGATTTTCCTGTTTGTGCCGTTCTGCGATTGAGCGTATTTCTTCGACCGATAACCGCGAGGCATCGACTACCCATACATCCAAATCTGCAAGCTGACTCATGCCGTTAGCAACACGCGCCCAGCCTTCGTCATCCATCGATGCAGGATTTCGCAGCACGCTAACCGACATCCTCCCGGCGTTGGCAATGCTTCGCTCTGCAATCTGCAATGCGCTCATTTCCATTGAGAAAATCAATACCCCGCGCCGGACGTCAGAACCAGGAATAACGCGGCTTGCCACACCTTCGGCAATCTTCAGCGCCAGTTCGGTTTTCCCCATACCAGGACGAGCGGCGATAATCACCAGGTCTTCCGCGTTCATCCCTCCGGTGATGACATCAAGTTCTTCGATTCCGGTCTTCAGGGTATCTGACTCTTCTCCGTTCCTCAGGCGCCTGTCAAGCGTGTCAGTGTAGTCAGTGATGATTTCCCCTAACCGTACAGGTTTAACCTCGTCACGGGGCTTTCTGATGGCTGAAAGACGCTTTACAAGCTCGTCCATCGCCTGACTCGATGTATCGATGGTTCCTCTCTGAATTGGTTCACGCATTTCATCCATGATTTCCAGCACCAGGCGGCGGTGATAGTTATCCGCGACCATTCCGGCATATCCCTTCAGGTTTGCGGCACTCGGGCAGTTCTTACTGGTCATCAGGATTGACGTGAAATGCTCCTCTCCGCACGCCTCGGCAACCATCAGCGCGTCGATTAGGTTTCTGTTTCGCGCCTGCTTGCGGATAACCTCGAAGGCTTTCCGGTAGAGCGGAATTGAAAACGCTTCCGGCTCCAGCGTTGCCAGAACGTCACTGGCAGTTGGTGTTAATCCACCAATCAGCAGGCCACCGATAACGCTCGCTTCGATATCCTGTTTCATGCAATCCCCCTGTCTGCAAACTTCCCTTCCCGAACTCCCGTTAACGAGTCTTCCCTCAGCAGGTAATCAAAATCAGCCGTCCAGCCCGTGTCGTTGTCTCCGAAGTAAAACGGCTTGGCCTGATGTACAAACGCCCTGACATACGCTCTGAAACCGTCCACGTTTGGCGTTTTCAGTTGCGGGATGATTTTCTTCAGGCGGCGTTTGCGTTTCTCGTTGACCGCAACAGCGTGTGGAAGTCTGCCACCGACTTCGGTGTTGTAGGCGTTCAGGAAGGATTCGTAGTCGATTCGTTCTGCCTTGCGACGTTCAGGTTTAACCTGCCCATCGCCTCCCCCATTGGGGGGTAGGGGGGTATTATTTATATTCTTGTTAATACCTTCTTGTTCATGATGTGCGGTTGTTTGTGCGGCTTCATGTGCGCTTTCATGTGCGGCATGTACTCTGAAAGCCGCGCCATTGCTGGCTTCGTCATGTGCGGCATCATGTGCGGTTGTTTGTGCGGCTTCATGTGCGGGTGAATCGTCCATTTTTTGAGCATATTCATGGTAATTTGTGATGGTAATCACACGACCTTTTTGCTTCTCTCCATCAATGGTGATCACCCCCTCTTTCACAAAAACCTGAAGCATCCGCTCAACCTGATCGCGGCTTGCTGGCTTGCCATGCCTGTCGCATAACTGAAGACCTAAATCAGCTGCTGTCACAACCAGTTGACCGGGTTGCAGATGCCATTCATGACCTTTGAAATTCGCTTTGTATGGCTTTCTGGCGGCATTCAGGAGAAGGTTTTCCCACAGGGTGCGAAGATAAACATCTTTCGCCCATGACTGTTTCAGAATGCTCCGGTACAACGGAATGTAACCAGTTTTCTGGTTCTCCATCCTGTTGCTCCTGCGCTCGTGTGCGGCGCTGAAATCGTAGATTTTTGCTGTATTGCTCATAACTACCTGCCTTGACGAAAGACCTTAAGAACATCGTTAAACTGACTTACGGATATGTCTTCTTTGAGCAGCTTTTCCAGAAATGCGTTTGGAATGGACGTATATCCCTCCTCTTTTGGTAGAGACGGGAGCAACGCCCTCGCCTCAGCCTTCAGAAGCTCAGTTCTGGCAACTTTCACAAAAGAGATTTGAGTTCTTTCATCAATGGAACGAAGGAAGCGCAAACGCTTAGCTTCTTTGTGTGTATCAGGTGGATTAAAGCCTTTGTTTCGCATATAATTACCTCGTTGGATGTTGTTAAAATTCCATTTGTATTTGATCAGAACGCTCGGTCTTGCACACCGGGCGTTTTTTATTGGTGAGTCCATCAAGCGCATACTTAAAAGCCCTGCTAATCGGACTGATGTCTGATGCCATTCCGAAAGCACACAAGACCGAAGCAATAAATCTCCAGTCCGTTCTGCTTATCTTCGATTCATGACAGCCAATCATCTTTGCCAGACCGCGCTGTGTAAGCGTTGACAGGTTGATGAGTAAATCTGTTTCTGCGCGATCAACGTCGCGCTGTGATAGTTTGCTGTAACTTGTTTGTTCCATTTCTTACTATTTCCATAGGTAAATAATCACTAATACCCATCTTTCGATGAGCGCTTAATTAGTTACCGCGTTGTCGGCGGTGCAGATTGATAAAGAGCGGTGTTACTTATGCTGCCTGATTCGGTTTTGGAAACAGGTGTGGCAAATCTGGGCGGATTTCGTAAGCCTTGATCTGCCCTCCTGTGGCGTTAACGATGGCGGTAACTTTCTCTGGAGAGACCAACCCGCCTTTCAGCCATTTATGTACTGCTGGCTGCGTTACACCACACTTGTCGGCAAGGCGCTTTTGGCTACCGACAATTTTCAAGGCTCGTTGAATTACTAAATTCATGAGCATACCTCTTGTGGACATTACTTATAACCAAAGATAACTCAAGTTATAAAAAATAGCAATAACCTTTGTTATTTTACTTTGGATAACCGTAGTTATAGATTTGTGGGTATGAAAACATTCGCAGAAAGACTAAATGCAGCCATGAGCTCAGCAGGGGTGTCACAATCACAGCTTGCTGACATGGTTGGAATATCTCAGCCAGCCATACAGAAGATGTCATCCGGTAAAACAAACGGATCTCGAAAGATGGTTGAGTTAGCCAATGCTTTAAAAGTACGCCCTGAATGGCTTAGCTCAGGTATTGGTGAAATGAGGGATGGTGCACATGAAGAGCCATCGAATGTGCGTGAGTCATCTTTAAAAGCGGTGGTATGGGAGGACATAAAAAGAAACGATGACGAGTTTGTCGCATTGCCTCTTCTTAATGTTTCTCTTTCCGCCGGGAGTGGTAGCTGTGAGTTAGAGGAATCATCTGAGTTCTCTTTGGTTTTCAGAAAGTACTATCTGAAAAAGATGGGGGTATCTGAAAGCTCTGCCAAGCTGGTTAGGGTGATAGGCCAAAGCATGGAGCCAACCCTTCACGATGGTGATGTTGTTGGAGTCAACACGCAAGACACCACCATCAGAGATGGTAAAACCTACGCTATTTGTCAATCTGATTTACTAAGAGTAAAGACATTAATAGCCACACCTACATCCGTGATAATCAGATCAATAAATCGCGAAGAGTACCCTGATGAAGTAATGGATAGAGATGAGTTTCATGAAACAGTAAGGATTATTGGCAGAGTATTCTGGTCATCACATAGCTGGTAACCAGTGGCCAGAAGAAACGTTTGGGTGACACGAAATAACCGTCCGACAAGCACAGCAGCCAATACCTAAAAACAATATTTTGCCGAATATTCAGTTCGTTATAAAGGTTAAGCATTGAGTATACCAACTGTCTCTCTATGGAATGAGATGGGGTTAATCCCCCCAATAGACGAGGCTGATCCTACAAGCCATACTCGTTCCCCATACAAAATGGATATAGTACGCTTTGTTAGTACTTTTTCGCTTAGCCCTGCAAGGATTAAAATCCTTAAGGGTTTTCTTAACTTTCGTGTTTCACTCACTCAAGCAGGGCTAGTTGAAGGTTTTCAGTGGGTAGATGGAAGCTTCACAGAACATATTGAACTTATTGAAAAAAGGCCACCGAATGATGTCGATGTTGTGACCTTTTTTCAATTCAGTAATGGCGATAATGATGCAATCGTAATCGGTAGAAAGCCAGAGCTATTTGATCATGATTTTGTTAAGAAGGAGTTTTTCGTAGATTCCTACTTCCAAGAACTTAATCTACCAAGTCATGAGCTTGTTGAAATGACTGTATACTGGTACAGTATGTGGGCACATAGACGCGATCTGTCGTGGAAGGGATTTATCCAAATCCCGTTAAACCCACAACTTGATGTTGTGGCAATGACTATACTTAATTCGGCTACTACTGAGGGGGTCAAACAATGAATCGTAATGATTATGTTTTCGCTCTCAGTGAGCGCGAGCAAATAAGTAATCTATTAAAAAATATGCCAACAAGTCATTCTATTAGCCGAAAAAGCTTAGAAGACCGTCTGGAGAAAGTTGAGCGATTAATTTCACAAGCTGACGTTCGAGAACATGAACCTACGCATGCTGTGTTAACTTTTAGAGGCCCAACAGTAGTTGGCACGCATGGCATTTCAGCAGTATTTGGAACAAAAGCTATATCTTGTTTTAATGATGCAATAGCTTACTTGGCAACCTCTTTCAATGGCCCACTTCCTGCATCAGGCAAGATACCAAACATAGAAAATAATCATCTCATGATTACCGCGTCAGCCCGTGGTTCTTTCGGATTCGTACTTGAAGAGTTTAGACCTGATGCTCCTCTTGAATTCGATGAAGAAACCCCAGTAGCAAAAGCTATTAATAAGGCCAGAAAAATATTTCAGGCAAGCTTGGATAATGATGATGAAGAATTGTCTGATGCTATAGAAAACTTAGACTCTCGGGCCTTAGATAAAATCAGAGCATTCATTCATTATCTGCATGAAAATAAAACAGTTTTTACACTTAAAAGCCAAGGTTTTAGCATCGTTTTTAGAGAGCCAAAACAGCTTGAAGCTGTATATCAACATCTCAGCAATGATAACATTCAGCAGGAAAAAATTATTGAGAACGTTATATTTTTGGGAACTCTTCCTAACAAGCGCCAATGTGAATTTATAGTTTTAGGTAACACTGATATCAGAACCGCTAGCATTGACAAAGCTGTAGATGACCCAGATATTATAAACAAGCACTTAGGAAGCGTTGCAACAGCCACGTTCCTGAAAAAAACTGTTGGTAAGGGCAAGCCCAGATACACTCTGGTTTCTCGACCTCAATGGGATATTAAATCAATCGATTAGAATGAGCCCCTTCAGCCCGGCCACCGCGCCGGGTTTTCTTTGCCTCACGATCGCTCCACCTAAAAACACATAACCAATTGTATTTATTGAAAATTGATAGATACAACTTGCTACACCACGCAATTCTGATCCCTGCCCCATCACCTTCATCCGTAAGCGTACAGCCTGAACCGTCTGGTCAGAATCTGACGAATTAGACAAAGTGGTGTCCACCAAATAAGTAGTGGGAACCAAAGTATCAGATATGCAGAAAAATGTGACTCCCGGCAGGCGAAAAGGCTGCCCTAATTATCCTCCCGAATTTAAACAGCAGCTCGTTGCTGCCTCCGTAAGCGTACAGCGAGGGCCGTATTGACGGGGATGTGTTATTCAGCTGGCAGTGCTATGCGCCACGGAAGCAGTTCGCTGACCCGGTTGACCGGCCAGTCTGCTATGACGCCAAGCACATGGCGAAG